CGCTACGTTGACTATCAACGACACTCTGGTTCCAGGTTCTGGAGCTATCGCTATCCGCGTTGGACAAACCATCATGGTATCTGCTAATGCAGGCGCCGCTACCTTGTACAACAAGGCTATCGTTACTGCTGTTAATACTACCGCTGGCACGATTGACGTTGCTTACTATGAGGCAGGCGGTCAGACTTTTGGTGCTGCCGTTATTTGTAGCTTGTTTATCTACGGTTCTGAATTTAAGAAGGGTACCGCAGGTATGGACGGTTCTTTGGAGGCTGACGATGTCATCTTCGAGAACAGCCCCATCATCATCAAGGACAAGTATGCTGTTTCTGGTTCCGACATGGCTCAGATTGGCTGGGTTGAGGTTACCACTGAGAATGGCGCTACTGGTTACTTGTGGTACTTGAAGTCTGAGCACGAGACTCGCTTGCGCTTTGAAGACTACTTGGAGACAGCTATGGTTGAAGCGGTTCCCGCTGAGATTGGTTCTGGTGCTGCCGCTGGTGCTGGCGTTACCTACAAAGGTTCTGAAGGCGTATTCTACGTTGTAAACAGCCGTGGTAATGTTTGGTCTGGTGGTAACCCATCTACCTTGTCTGAATTCGACTCTATCGTAGAGCGCTTGGACAAGCAGGGTTCTATTCAGGAGAACGTAATCTTCTTGGACCGTCAGTTCGGTTTCGACATTGACGATATGTTGGCTGCTCAAAACTCTTATGGTGTTGGCGGTACTTCATACGGTTTGTTCGACAACGACATGGACATGGCTTTGAACCTCGGCTTCAAAGGCTTTACTCGCGGTTACGACTTCTATAAGACTGACTGGAAATATTTGAACGACCCCACTATGCGCGGTGGTATCAATGCCGGTAAGATTAATGGTATGTTGGTTCCCGCTGGTTCTACCACGGTATATGACCAAATCTTGGGTAAGAACGCTAAGCGTCCTTTCTTGCACGTTCGTTACCGTGCTTCCGAGACTGAAGACCGTCGTTACAAGACTTGGGTTACTGGTTCTGCTGGTGGCGCTGCTACCTCTAGCTTGGATGCTATGGAAGTTCACTTCCTTTCTGAGCGTGCAGTTTGTACCCTTGGTGCTAACAACTTCTTCATCTTCGAAGACTAATCAGAAGCTGATTAAACAACGGGGGGAGGGTAACTCCTCCCCCTTTTTTTAACTATAATTATATCACATCAAATGGAACAGTTCATTCCTACCGGGGACAAGATGTATATCTTAAACCGAAAGAGCGCTCCGCTATCTTTTATGTTAGCATCTAGAAACTCCCGTCGCAAGCCATTGCTTTATTTTGACGGACAATCAAACAGAGCATTACGATATGCTCGCAACCAACGAAGCCCTTTTGAAGACGAGCAGGATGGCAATGCCATTCTTGAGCCCATCGTGTTTGAAGACGGCTTCTTATTCGTTCCTAAGACGAATCCAGTATTACAACATTTTCTTTCATTGCACCCCGGATATGGAAACATCTTCGAGGAGGTTAATAATGAGCGTGACGCTCAAGAGGAAGTTGAAAACCTAAACGCTGAGGTTGACGCGCTTATTGCTGCTCGCTCTTTGGACATTGAAATGCTTGAGAACATCTGTCGAGTGATGCTCGGGAGCAAGGTGGATACCATGACGACCGCTGAACTTAAGCGCGATGTGTTGGTATATGCTAAGAAGAACCCAATGCAGTTCTTGGAGATGCTTAACGACCCCATGCTGGAGCTCCAGAGTAAGGTTGCTAAGTTCTTTAGTGAGGGCATCTTGCGCACGCGCAATAACAATAAAGATGTATACTTCAATTTGCCAAACAATAAGAGCCGCATGCTAGCTGTTCCTTACGGTGAGTCATATACTTATATTGTATCGTCCTACCTACAGAGCGACGAGGGCATTGAGACCTTGAAGCTTTTAGAGAAGCACTTGGAATAATAGTTGCATTACAAGTAGAGAGGGGGCCGCAAAAACGCGGCCTCTTTTTTTTGGCTATCTTTGTGAAAATGTTTCGAGATGATAAACTCAGTAAGGAATACTGTACTATCGGTAATAAATAAAAACAACTACGGATACATATCCCCATCCGACTTCAACCTGTTCGCAAAGCAGGCGCAGTTGGATATATTTGAAGATTACTTTTATAAGTTTAACTATCAAGTAAATAAGGAAAACGCCAGGCAGTCCGGCACAGGCCTTGCCGATATCCGCAAGCAATACGACGAAGTCATTTCCACCTTTTCAACCAATGCCACATTGGTTAATGCCGGTGGAAACTCATATGCGGTTCCATCCGATTATTATCTGCTCAATGTAATTCAATACAATCCCAATGGGACTGAAATTGAGAAGATTGCAGAGAGTAAAATCAGGAACCTTACGGCATCAACATTAATGGCTCCAACGGCCGCATTCCCGCTATATGTACACAGGGGGAATGTTCTTGATGTGTATCCCACCACCATCACTGGAGTATCTGATGTAGATGCATTCTACATAAGGCACCCGAAGGACCCCAAATGGACATACTTCACGCTATCTGGAGGGGAGCCTGTATTTGATGAAACAGCCCTTGACTATCAAGACTTTGAGTTGCCAGACGCAGACGAACCAACGCTTGTGATGAAGATATTACAATATGCTGGAATCTCTATTCGCGAGGGCGATGTGTATCAGGCAGCAAACGCTGAGGACCAGCAAGAAAACGTAGCAGAAAAATAAGACATGGCATACCTAACGCAGTATCAATACTATGAGAATGGAGGCGTTTCTCCCGAGGACGCCAATTGGGGCTCGTATCAGTATACCAGCCTGTCTGACATCGTGAACAACTTTATGTTGATTTATTCTGGCAACAACGAGCTTGTCAATAATATCAGCAGATATCAGGTGTTGTTCTACGCCAAGCGAGCCATTCAGGAGCTTAACTATGATGCATTTAAGGAAATCAAGGCACTGGAGCTAAGCGTAGACAGTCAGCTTCGTTTTGTCCTTCCGGACGATTATGTGAACTGGGTTCGCATATCTATGTACAAGGATGGCTTTATCTTCCCATTGACGGAGAATATTCAGTTGAACACCGCTAAGGCGTATCTTCAGGATGGCTCAGGCAGAATATTGTTTGATGAGTCTGGCAATATACTGAAGCCGGAGTTCTCTAACCTGGACTATGATAGAATTACCAAGCAGCAAAAAAGCATCTATCTGAACGAGAACAACCCAATGTTTGACGGGCAGCAGGGATGGAACTACGACGGCGCATGGTTCTTTGAATATGGCATAGGAGCCCGCTACGGGCTTAACACGGAGACAGCTAATGCCAACCCTACCTTCCGAATAGATAAGAAGGCAGGCGTCATTAATTTCAGCTCTGGAATGGAGGACAAGATATGCCTGCTCGAGTACGTCTCTGACGGCATGGAGGGCGGAGACGTGTCTCTCATTAGTGTCAACAAATTATTCGAGGAGTATGTGTATGCGTATATCAAATACTCTATCCTATCCAACAAGCTAGGAACGCAGGAGTATATTGTGAATCGTTCACGCAAGGAGAAGACAGCGCTGTGGCGCAACGCTAAGATTAGAATGAGCAACATTCACCCCGGACGCCTATTGATGAATATGCGCGGTCAGGACAAGTGGCTTAAGTAACATGGATATACAGAACAACTTTATTAAAGGTCGCATGAATAAGAGCCTTGACGAAAGGCTCATACCCCCAGGCGAATATGTTGATGCGCTCAATATAGAAGTAAGTTCTATTGAGGGCACGAACATTGGTTCTGTCAAAAACATAAAGGGCAACACCCAGAAGACCACTATTAAGTACAACGGCTCTCCCATAAGCAGCTCCGCTGTATGCTTGGGGGCTGTTGAGAATGGGGCCACTGCTACCATCTACTGGTTTGTTCACTCTCCTGTAGATGGCGTTGATATGATTGTATCATACAACGAGAACATCGATGCCCTTACATACCATGTGGTATCAACGAGTGTGCTGAACTTTGATGCTCTCAATCTAATTACTGGCGTAAACTTAATTGACGACTTACTGCTTTGGACTGATAACAGAAATCAGCCAAGGAAGATTAACGTCAATCGCTCATATCCGCAGCCCATCGCTGGCGTTGACCAGATTACGGAGGCAGACATTGCATTGATAGTCGCCCCACCAACAGGGGCTCCAGCGGTGGAGATGAAGAACGTATCTGGGTTTGAGAACTATATCGATACCAGATTTGTATGCTTTGGGTACAGATATAAATATCAAGACGGAGAATACAGCGCCTTGTCTCAGTTCTCTGACGCGGCATTTGTGCCCGGCGGCTTTCAGTTTGATGAGGACACCTACTCGAATAATGGCATGCTCAATGTGCTTAATGGCGCAGATGTATCATTTAATACTGGAAGCAGTAGAGTCATCGGTATTGACCTGTGTTTTAAACTAAACGACTCAAACATTGTCAATGTTATTGAGAAGTTTAACAAAGAAGAGCAGGGCTGGCCAGACAACAGCGTGCAAACCATAGAGTTCGGCCCGAAGAAAATATACACCACACTGCCGGAGAGCGAGCTGTTAAGAGTCTATGACAATGTTCCAAGACTAGCAAAAGCTCAGACCATAATGGGCAACCGAGTTATGTTCGGAAACTACATAGATGGCTACAATATAGAACTTTCTGATACTGAGCCAATTGAGATTGACTTTACGTTATCTCCAGAAAGCGAAGGCGTACTCCCTCCGGATGTAATGCAGTCGTCAGGAAGTAACGATAACGCATCATATACAGCGCCCCCATCTCCTCCAAGCGGACCATATGACAACGTGGTCACGATGGACTTTTCAAATGTGGGAGCTATTGAAGAGGGTGATGTTATTCAGATTGAGTTGGTGATGAATGGGGCAGAAATATCTTCAGTTTCCGGGACTCCTCCA